GGCTTGGCTCCCAACAGCTATTCACAAAGCCCTCCTTTAGCACAACCACAGTATTACCCCCAAACTACCCAGACTCCGAGCCACCAATTCAAGATAGACCTGTACGCCCCAAGCGGAAAGGATAGTCAAGGTCAACCACTTGAATCTGTGGTAGGTCTTATTAACTCTTGGGGTGGTGGTGATGTAGCAGTAACAATTGCTCGACTTCACCAACAACTGATTGACCGTCAAGACCAGTTAGGTGAAGTAGTTGCCTATACACAAGCCCTTGAGAAAGAAGCTCTGTTTATGGGTGATGTCCTATCACACCCTGATAAGACTGGCTACTGGCTACAGTACCAAGAGTTCAACCTAGCTCAACTCCCTCAAGTACAAGCCTTTCGCTCTGCCCACCCTGAAGCTACCTTTGACCAATACTATGATTGGCTCTTACAATCTAGTCAACCTCAAGGTCAGCCTCAACCACAAGCTCAACCACAGTTTCAACCTCAACCACAACCCACATTCAATCAAATGAATATGGGCTTAGGTCAAGGTGGTCAAAGCCAAGGTGGTCAAAGCCAAGGTGGTCGGACTCGCGCCGTTGATATCCTACATCAAATGGATTCAGGACACTTTGGTCAATTCGTTAGTGGTTTGAGCTAGAGCAAAGCAACTAATTCTACTAACCCTTGGATTGTTGTTATAGTTTCGTGAACATCATCAGCTTTTTGGTATCGTCTAATCACAGCCATCTGCGAAAGAATCAACTCATGGATACTATTCAACTCATCTAATGTCAACTTAGTAGCTTTAGAGATAGGCTCTGATAACTCAAGTCTTTCCTTTAACAAACTGTTCTGATTGGTAAGGTTCCGAACTTGTTCTTGTAACTCTTCAAACCTTTTCTGTAGCCCAATGCTGTAGCTATCGTATTCCATAGGTTTATTCCTATAACGTCATTCCCTACCGTAGGGACTCCGCTTACACCCTCTACCCTCCTTAAGAAATGGCAACATTTAGTTCTCAGTTAGAAGTAATTATGGGTGTGGAGCTTTACCGCCCCCGCCCACAATACATTGCACGATACGTTATCCAGCCACAGATTGTTCACGACTGGGCAATGCAACCTGGTTCGACTGCTCGTATGAAGCGCTTTGGGTTCTTCAATGACCCTGGCTCTTATACACTCTCAGCCCGTGCGCGTGATAAGTCACAAGTCATCGGTACTGGTGGTGGACGTGGATTACCAGAAGAAAGCGTTACCATTACTCTACAAGAGTTCACTGGACCAGCCACTGGTAATAGCGCTAATCCTAATGAACCAGGCGTACTCAAATTGAACATGTTCGATTTGATGACCATGCAGAGGAACTTGTACGACATGAGTCGTCCTGACCAGTTCCATCAATCAATCGGTTCTGAAACCTTATTTGAAGACTATCGCCGTTGGAAGGATTCCATCTATATCGGACTAGCCTTATCAGCTAACCCAGCTACATCTACTACTGGACAAGTAGCTACTGATGTACTTGGCGGTTACTACAACCCTGCTGGCGTAATCAATGGTGGTACTTATAACACCACAACGGGCGCACCTCGACTAGACTTCACTAGAGATGTGCTTAAAGTAGTCTCTGATATGCGTACTCGTTTAGCACCGCCATTCCAATCTAACTTTGGTGATGTCTACCACGGTCTAGCTAGCCCTGGCTTTATGCTGCAGCTACAACAAGACTCACGATTCCTTCAAGTCACACAATATCCTGGCATTCCAGTTAATTGCTTACCAATGACTGCACAATCAGGGACACTACCTGAGATGATGCCTATGCAAGACTGGACGATGACACCTAACCAACTGGTTGCTAATGGTGGATTCCAAGGTCAAACTGGTTTCATGCACTCCATGACAATGCCCCTTGGCTTTAAATTCGGTGGTATCCGTTGGTTTGAAACAACTAATCTACCTAAGATTCCAGTCACCTTAACTACCAGTGGACTAGCTACACAAGGCTATGCCGATGGTACTAGTGTTGTACGTCAAGCTGAGGTTGCCATCATCCTAGGCACTAATGCTATTGGTGAAGCAATCTGGGGTGAAGGACCTCGCGTTAAGCTAAATAACAACACTGACTATGACCGATTCCTAATGGCAATCTGGCAAGAGTACGGTGGTTATCAAATGCTCAACGCTAACAACATCACTGTGATGCGTACCTTCCAACCATTCTAGAGCGCCCCTAGGGTTGTGATATTCTTTGTTACAACCCTAGTTCCCTTGGTAGCCTCTATAATCTTCAATCTCTCCCGCCCCTTCATCCCTTACACAGAACTATGTCTGCATCCTTTGGAAACTACATTGGTACTGAGAATGGTGGTCTAATCGTAAACAGCCCTTTCGCTGGTTCAATTGGAACCCTCGATGGTGTGTTTCGAGTAACATCAACTCCTCAGCTTGTTATTACTGGTCGTGTTCCTGCGAACCCTCTAGGAACTGATGCTATCGCTGGTAGTGAATTACTAACTATCTCCCCTAACTTAATCATCCCTGAAGGTGCTTACGTCACAGAAGCAACTTGGATGCTTCCTGGTCAAGCCTTTAGCCCAGCCGCTCAGGAGTATTCATTCAATAACTTAACAGGAGTAGCTACCAACCTACTCAAAGTGGCTACCATTGCACAAGGTGTTGCTGGTACTGTCGCTAACTCCCTTGGTGGTTTATCTGCCGCTGTTCAAGCTAGTACTAACTTCCTAGCGGCAGCTCACTTCGCACCACTAGGTAAGTTCATTAATCCTAATGCTAATGAGGCAAGTGCTATCACTGGCTTAGGTGCTTACTCTGGTACTGATTCAGAACGTACTGTCCAGTTGTTCTCTGTAGCATCTGGTGGTACTACGGCTGGTTCTGGTATCAGTGCATTAAACATCCCAATCGGCTTTGGGTTCCCAATGTGGGTAGACATTCCTATCCAAATCAAGTATTGGCTACCACCTAGCGTTAACTCTCTAGCTTATATCCGTGGTCAAATCATCTAGGCTATAATCTAGATAACACGCCCTCACACCTTTAACCCTATCCAACTGTGGATAGGGTTTTTGTTTAAGGGACTACATCATCAATCACAATCTTGCCAGAAACTCCTGTTACTCCTTTATAATGCTCAAGATAAACTTTAAAAGTAAAGGTATCAGTGCCTTTTCTCCTATCGCAAGTTACAACTGTTTTTCCTTTACTGTAGCTAAATACTGTTGCATAACAATATTGAGGTTTGTCTGGGAATCCAGAAACAAGTCCAGCCCCTATAACTCTACGCACTAACTCAATCGCATGTGCATCATTACCAGTATCATTGTGGATAATTATCTTAGACATCTAATCCTCTCCCTATATTTATCCCGCCTCATAGAGTAGGGTAAGATAGACTATTAACATCTACACTCTACCTACCACACATGGAAAAAGTAATCCACAAGAGCAAAGGACTTTGTACTATATGGTCTGAGTTCACCGACTACTATGTACTGGTGGACTGTAATGGTAAGAAGTTCCAAGCACAAAGCCATGAGTTTACTAGACCTATAGACGTAAACTCTACAGAAGTACTGCCTAATCTATCATTCCTTGAGTCTTGCTTTAAGGTAGATGTAGAAAGGACTCGTATAGACATCAATGACCTAGGACTGCTTACTGATGACGTAGTTAAAGCCCTAGGATTAGATGAACAAGTAGCAAGGGTAATTGTAATGAATCGCCCTGAGAGAGGATATCTAGACTACCCTCACTTAATGGACGTTCTTACCATCAACAATGTAACCCTAGACCACAAGACCATTGAACACTTTAAGTCCAAGTGCCTTGTTGTGTTTGGTGGTGTTGAGGAGATGTATTAGAGGGTAAGGTCAAATGATATCCACTTCCAGCCATCTATGTTTGACACACAAAAGTCACCATTGTAAAAAGTTGAGTAATGCCACTGGTTGTAATACCAATTGTTAAACTCTATGCTCCTATAAGCTCTAACCCATTCAGGTCTAGTATGTCTATTACGTCTTTTCCATCGTTTGCTTTTCATCGTTAATGCCTAATCCTTTGTGAATTGATTGTCTCCAGTTATCGTAATCCTCTTGTAAAGGCTTTGCTGGTTGTACCTGAAACAAATGCTTAACCCATTGCTCATCAGTTATAGGTATCAACAACAAGATAGGAATTACCTTACGTCTACTCCTACGCTTACTTCGCTTTCTCTTCATGGTAGAATCTCCTTAATTAATAGTTAGTAAACATGAATCCACCACAAGTCCAACATCGCACTAAAGGAGTATGTACTGTTCTCAACGAGTTCACGACATACCTTGTCTTGCTATCTAGTAGTGGAGAAAGGTTTGAGTCAGGGCTGGGTGATATCATTCAAACCTTTAGTGCCACTACTCCTGTGATAGTCACACCTACTCCTACCTTAGCTAATAGTCCTACTCAAATACAAGTCAATATTAATGACACGGCTTTAACTGCCACAGCACTAGCCGAGTTAGTTAGAGGTATAGGTCGAGTCATCGCTAAAGGTATTGTAGTTAATCGTCCCGTTGGTGGATACACTAATATCGAACACTTAGTTGATATTCTCACTGTAGCCAAGATTAACTTCACCCAATCTACAATTGAGGCTATCAAAGCTGACGACTCATTAGTGTTTGGTAATGTTGTTAATAGTGGGAGTTAAGGATGGAACTATCAGAACGGGATAAATCAAGGGTACGGTTTCACTTAGGGTATGCAGACTATGCTGGTATCCAAGCGGGTGAAGTAGAGCAGTTAGAAACAGCTATGTCTACCATTAGAGATGAGACAGTACTAGTCTACATACGAAGCTACTTAGACACTTTAGATAAAATCTTTGTAGCTAAAGACCCTACCAACCCAGATTCCTACACCCAGATACAATTGTTTGCTGGTGACATTAACCGTACTCGTACAGATAAGTCCCCAATACAAACAATGAAGTCATGGAACGAGATATATAAGTCTTATTGTGGTGAACTAACACAAGTCCTATACGTTACCAACTTTAGAGATAAAGACTACGCCTATCGGTTTGCCCGTGGTAGCTCATCCTACATTAACTCTGTCAAAGGTATGGCAGTTCCCAACGTAGGAAGTCGTATCTTTATGCATGGGTATCTAGCGTAACCCTACTCTCAAGGAACTCAATAGCACTTTCCAGTAAAGCCCTAAGGTTAGGACTCCAGAGTAGGTGAACTTGGTGGTCCCACTGAATACGAATTTGCCAACCATTACCTTTGCTATGACCATCGACACTATGCCCACAATCATCAAGTTCAGACTTATACTTAATGCCTGATGAATAACATAAGTCAGGGTCTAGTCTGGATAGGATAGAGGCAAACCTTCCTAGTAGTCCTAGTTGCTGTTCAGGCAAAGAAGTTCTCACCACTGGGTTAATAAGTATGTTAGGTAATTCAATCATCTTTGTGTTTCTCTCTAAATAATCCTTTAACAATCCAAGTAAAGACTATCAGTAATAGTCGTGGGTCCATGATTAAACTCCTTTCTTAACTTTAATTACATTGTAAAACACAGCTAAAGCTTTGATAGTATTCTCGATGACTGTATCCATAGCACCATCATCAATAGCAATGTTGCCAAGTCTAGAGTTAATAGCTACTGACTTATAAAACTTACCTCTATCTGTGAATGGACAGGCTGACACTAAAGCAATCAGCTTTTCCCTGTCAGTCAGGGGTGTATCAAATTCAATCATATCTAAGGTACTATAAGTGTATTACCCAATAGCGTAGCGTCTCTCCCTTATGGCTTCTCCCAACACTGAACCTATCTTTAAGAAGATACCTCTTAAGCCAATTGTCACCCTCTCTAATCAGATAGTCCCTCGTAATGGCACAACCAATCCTGATAGTGCATTACTTCTAGTTACGGCTGGCGAGAACGGGCTAATCATAGAATGTATAGAAGCTATACCTGTAGCTATTAATGGCACTGTACCTACCACTGTTCTACGCCTATTCAAGAAAGGTGCTAATAGTACACGACTATCCTTAGCTTTACCAGAGGTACAACTAGCATCCATTGATAGTGCATCAGTTAATGATGCTACAGCTTTAGTAACTATTCGTGTACCTTTACCAGATTCTATCCAAGGAGTCCTAGGAACCAAAGCATTACTACTTGGTCCTAACGAATCCTTATACGCTGCCCTCTCTCAAGCTGTTAGCCCCAATGGGTATAACATCGTTTGTCAAGGTGGGTTCTATTAATAAAGCATCAACACAACCATCTTTACAATCAATGTCAAGCACTGACCCATCAGTGAAATAGATGAGCATTGAAACACACAACCTAGGGCTAGGGTTTCTGTAATGTTTTCCGCTAGTCTCTATAAAGTCAATTACCTTACCTTTTAGTCCATTAGTTAATTCATCATTCATCATGGCATCCTACAGATTTAATAGATTTGCAAACGATATAGCTAGAGTCAATGTCAACCTATTAACTGACTCACTCTACATAGCTTTAGTCACTGCACTACCGTCAACCTCAGTATCGACTAGGGCTGATTTGCTAAGTGAAGTAGCTGGTGGTTCGTATGTTAGGAAAGATATAGTTAAGACCGCAGGGACTAATCCCAACGTCTACCTATCTAACTCATCGGCACTACGCTTTGACAATACAGTTTGGACAGCACTATGGGCTGGTACTGCCGCTCCTATCGTTGGTGGTGTCCTATTCAGAGGGACAGTAGCAGGGTCAGCAAGTAGCGATATTGCGCTAGGCTTTATTGAATTAATACCAGCGTATACACCACCAACATCACCTGCTCCCGCACCACCAACCTTTACCTTTGTGTGGAATACTGCTGGTGTAATATTCCTAGGGCAGTAGAATCACTGACGCTTTAGATGAATTTATTTCACCATTAGTATCAATGCTTGTTCCTACGGTTACAGTATTGTCAGTATCACCCATAACAAACTGTTGGACAGTGCTATTCTCCCATAGCTCTTTAGGGATAGGAATCTCTTGAGCTAGGCTAGTACTGATAGTGCCGTACATCTCTCCTAAGACAAAGATTTGGTAGAGAGCGTTAACAAAGTCAGAAGATGGAATTTCACCATCGGTCTTAAATTGGGCTTGTAATTGTGATAGCACAATCTCATCAAATACTTGTTGCGGGTCTTTAACTTGTAACGTCACTGTGTATCCTGTATTAATTAAAGGTTTAGCCCACCCCATAGGATGAGCTTTAAGTTAAGCGTTACCCCAAGGAATACCTAGGAGCTCAAGTGCCTCTTCTAGTAGATTCTGTGGGTGAAGACTAAACACTTCAATAGTGTCATCTTCATCGTCACTGTTAGGGTCTTGGGTATACAAGTCTGTTGAATCATTATCTATGATTAACTTATCAAGCTTGCCTAACACTAATTCCTTTGAATCTAGTGCATCCTTCAATTCTTTGAGGGTGGTATAAGACTTCATAGTATCCTTGGATTTAATGGTCATAGATGTAATCACGTTCTTGGCTAATTCACTAACTACCTCTGGGATTAAGTGTATGTCACAATGTTTAAGCGCAACTTCGCAAGCAACATTCTTTAGTAAATCCTCTAGGTAATTTTGGCAAGTAATAACAACAATCTCACGGTTTGTTAGCATAGTATCCTTAAGTAATTCTCTCCCCATAGCGTAGCGTCCATGTCTTTTATACCTTGCAGACAACTCTTAGCTTCCACCTTAGTACTCTACGTTAATTCATGGGGTAGTGATACTAATGATGGACTATCCCC